TCATGATCTCCAACAAGACTCGTTTGTGCACATTTGTTCATAGTCCCCTGTTGTTCCAAAGCCTTCACTCAAAATTCGATCACGACAGATTTGGTAAATCCCGGTATTCTTCTCTACGAATTTACAAGTCAATGCCTTGTTGAAATGTGAAAATTGCTGTCCCCATGTCCATTGAGGTGAAGAAGATGAGACTAATTGAGATAAAGTCCTAATCCAATGTGTCAGTCCCGCATTACAATCCCTTAATGATATATATTTAGCTACAGAGCAATTACCTCCAACTCGCCAGCTAATTCTTTTCCTTCTATCCTGTTCAATTTTCCTTATTCCGATTGTCAAACCGAAATTAACCACCTGATTACAATACTCGTACAGCTGAAGATTTTCAGTAGCCCAAGATATCCAATAAGCGAACCCGACGATCATAGTGAGTAACTTCTTTAATTTCCCATCTGAAGGAATATTCCAATCAGTAAGTGAACTTTGAGTCACATTACACAACGAATTGCTAGCCACAGCCATGGATCCTAGTATGGAGCTGAAGTGGGCCTTGTTCACTACTATCATTTGACTTAGACTATATGTTAATCCTGTTTCAACTCCTGCTATCGAAAATAGAGTTTCCAATTGAATCTTTACATTTGGAACTAGCTCGGGTGGGATTCCTTTCCACATATCCATATGTTTGACATTCAATGCCCTATCAAACTCAGACTTAGGAGACTGGAATGCACAGCTGTGGAGAATAGCATTTAGGAGGGAGCTCTGGTCAATATGATAATCTAATTCTTTCTTCTCTCTTTTATTTAACAGCACTGCATACATTTCTGAAGTATGAGAACCACTGAGAGCGGTGTAACATAAGTATAATTCTCGGAAGTAACTGCCTATGCGATTTAGTGCGGATATAGATGGGTCCATCAAAGTTTCACAATATGTTTTAATGATCAGAGTCCCTTTTTGCGACAAAACATCAAGAGCATCATGCTCAAGTCGATCAGCTAGTTTTTTGGCGATCGCATTGTCACGAATTTCGGCATCTATTACTATCAAGTTAATGTGAAGGTTGAAATTCTTGATTAATGTGGCAAAGTTCCTCCATGTATCTTCAGAGGACAAGTCAGACGATTCCTGCCAAGCCTTGTTTAGATTCACACAACGGTTAGGATTGTTGAGGCAAAAGGAAATGGCTGGAGGCTCCCCAGGAGATGATCCCCTTAAGCTAGACCCTTTGAATTCGATTAATGAATTGTAAATGCACCTGCTGTTATTATTCATTCGCAGCAAAGCAGCTGTCATTCCACCAGATCCATCTCCTCCACAGATAAAATCATCCCATTTGATGCCAAAGTGTTGGACAATCCCTCTAATCTTATAATGAGATCCAGTCGCAAGTTGGGCCGCTCTCAGACCTGTTATAAGAGGGCATGCTATCCGTGGAATTACAATCTGTTTTGATGGAGTGGTCACAGTCCTCGTCTTGTGTATTTCAAAGGTTTTAACACCACAAACCAGTTCACTTCTCCATAGTAATTTCCTAGTATGAGTGATGTTATGTTCAGCAACATGACTACATGCATGTCGGATCTCACTGTCACATTTGATTGCAAGCTTCACCATGTTGATCTGTATAATATTCACTGAACCCTCTCTTACAGAGCCTGCAATTGATCTCACTGATCTCAACGTCGATACATGATCTCGACGACTTTTCAGATTCATTAAGTTTTTAATGATTATAGAGCTCAATAGATATGGTCCTATCATCTCTGGCCCTGACATATCAGAGAAAATAAGAACAAGAGGATATCTGGTGGAGTAATATGTTTTCGTTTCAATATCATACAGCTCATGTTTCAACCAATTTCTAGATAGAGATCCCATATCTGTATCTGAAATGGGGTAAGTCGGGGGCGTTTTATGGGGCACTGACAACAATTCATGGAAAATAGGACCTTTCCTGATCAAGTTCAGGAAGATTGGGCTGAAACATATACGATCGATAATATGAATTAGGGTCCCAAATAATGTTGACCTTGCCTTTTTTGGATAAATCATATTTCGGCGATGAATTATTTGTAAGCAACAAGCCCTTAGCAGTCCATCGAATAAACCTCTGAGATATTCATGTCCGTCGACTTTATTTTGTATAGTTAAGGGAAAAATACTCGCATCCTCTAGCAATTCCGCCCCTCCTAAAATCTGATCAGCACTAACAAATCCTCCAGCGCGTCCCACTTGATACGAGATTTCTTGAGGAGACAGATTTGTGAGTAACACTTGAGGAATTGCATAGTTAGGCTTCTCTAATGCCCATGATGTGCTTGCTGGTTTCCATTTATTGAGAATGAGATGAACATCGGGATGAGCATATTTAAGGGAGCTGCTCAAAATGGGTTCTTCAATTTCTCTTAGACATTCAACACATTTCAAATGGTAATGGACAGAGAGTGGAAGATCAGTCCCCAAGTATTGCTCTATCGTCGAGATTTGACTGTACAATATGCTAGATTGGAACATAAAGTCATAGTTTTTTGATCCTATCACTCTGAAGGTATCAGTAGAAGTTATTAACCAGCTTAAACCTGCAGGATTACATGCAGTATATCCTCCGGAACTTTGACGGGAGCATGCAAATCGATGGAGAGCTGACCCTGTTCTCTTGAACCCTGGAATTCCTCCTGACCATACTTCTCCTGTTAGTCCCGATAGAACACTTAGAACAGACTCTGCCAATGAGCTTCCTCCTTCGATAAACCAATGAATGCTGTTTCTTAATTTAGCAGCACGTTTTATGACACTAACATTATAATCCTTATCCCACGGCTGGAGTATACTAGTGGATTCAGATGTTCTAGAACCTAAATAAGCAACATAAGGTCCTTTCTCCGTCTTGATTTTATTCAAGCCTTTGGGAACTAAACATGTGATATAGTCATCATCTTTATCTTTGCATTTTGGACAGCCGGAGTCTGTTCTGGTCCCACTATCAAACATTTCTACCGGATGTGGTATGGTCGCACCAACAACTTTTTGTCCCCAAGATATCTGTCTGAGCAGATCAGCTTGATGGGCTGAGCACTTCCACATGCTAGATCCTCTTACCCTATAATCTACTAATGCCCTGTATGTGCTAAGTTCGCATTCCCATGTCAATTTATTTAAGTCACGGAACATTCTTTTTGAGAATGTGGTGCGGATGGTCCGAGAATTCTGGAATAGACCGACTAGATTATCCGTTATTCCAATGAAGGTTGCAGCTCTGAACTCACTGAGAAATCTAGGAAAAAGAGGCTTTATACTCCAAAGATAAGTTAGAAGTGGACCCTCTTCTCTATTCAAATGTAATACAGCATCCGATATAACTTCATTCCTTATTAATGTTATTCCACATTGCAGGGATTTTTTAATCTCACTTTTAAGTAAATTGGCTATGCTCATTCCTCGAGGAATGTTAAGGGACTCAGGTTTTTCAATTAATTTGATAAGATCCTTGGCTGAACGGGCAGAAGACAATCGAGGGTTCCCAGCATTACAACATATTCCCTTTAAGGTAATATCCTGCGTGGCATCATGCAATAACTTCCAAAATGACAAACTCTCTGTCACTGGGTCAGGGAAAGCTCGTGTCAAAAAACGAGACAATGATGTCCCACAGGCTCCTCCCAAGGATGGATCTAAATACAGAGACATTATCTTATATTTGATATTGTTTAAATCTTGTTTAGAGAAAAAATTGTGAACCGGCCCCCCTAATACAGGATTATGGCGTTCGATCATTATTCTCGTCAGGTTCCCAAAAAGATTATAATATGTAATGGCGTCGCGAGGAGTAACATCGAAATGGCCAATTGTTAGAGCATTGGTGCTAACAGTTGCCATTATGTTTCCATAATTTAATAGTTGATCGTTAGTAACACACATGACCCTAGAAAGTCTTTTTGTGAATAAATTGAGAATTCTCCCTCGAAAGACTGGTATTTTACCATAGTTTAGATAATCTGCAGATTGAATAGTTTCATCATTATTGATAATAAGACCAAGTTTTTCCGTTCCAACTTGAATCGCTTTCATGATGTTGTAATTGTTCATCCAAACATTCTGAAGTTTTTTCCTTAATTCAAGTTCTGTTTCCGAACTTTGCAACTTGTATTGAGTGCATATCACTTGATTATCCCCCTGAGCAAGAATTTTGATTTGAGTGTTCCTAATCCTTGATTCACGTCTCAACATCAACAGTCCAACCACTGTCCAACCCTTTTGTCTTAATCCCTCTAAACCCCCTGCTTGTCCATCCCAACAGACCTTTTTGCTTGTGAGATTCTCCAAACTGTCTTTGTTGATTGTCATTAAATCGGGTCTCCCATTGTAGTATATCAAACTTTCCTCAAAAAACTCATGCGTTCTGTATATTAGGTTCCCGTAACCCAAGAATTGGCCCATCACCTTAAAAACTGGTCCTGTAGCTTCTTTCCTTTGATGATTATTCCACTTCTCATAATCTATGTGATTGGCTATACAGATCTGATTATAATCGTTAAGTCCTTGCCCTTGTGTTCGGTCAAGTAGTTTTGAAATTACAGTGGTCAAATCATCAGCCATTGTCAACCCATTAAAGAGAGGAACATAATGTTCTTTGATTAGATATTCTGTAATGACAAAATACTCTCTCAGCATCCAAGACATCAGTGAGAAGAACCTTCCCTTCTTCTTTACTTCTCTCTCTTTACCCTTAAGTCCAATAATCTTGACATTCCTAGGTAACCCAACTTTGTCAATTTGATCTAGAAATACAGGCCAGTCAGTAGCCTTGGTATGTAGCAATGTGTCTAAAACTTTTTTAGTAGGAATAGGTACTTGAGGGTTCTTTTGGATATGTCTAATTACCTCATCTCTATCCATAGAATGACTTTTGTCTGCATAAAGGAGGCTAGGATCAATTACTTCTGGGACATCGAAACACTTCATGAGAGGTAATTCATGCCAATGATCTCCAAAATCTGATATTTGTTTAGGAGTTGGCCAAGTATTCTCCTTGATATGAGGGGCAAAAGGGTGCTGGGGTTCAAGCTTCTTGAAATCGACAAACCATTTCTTTTGTTCTACGAATTTCTTCCTTAAAACCAAATATGCTAAATCACTTCCTAACTTTTCCGCGTACTCTTTATCAATTATCTTAGGTGCTGACACTTGGTTATACAACGCCTCCAACCCTTCCATGTAATCTATAAAAGGATGGCCCCAATGTCGGAAAGATCCATATATTATGGTTAGTAACTCAACATCAAAAACATTCAATATTATATCCCTGAATGGTCGGATATTTCTCATCAACTTTTCTAGAGCACTTACACTTTTCTCTATATGAATCCCGAAAGATGGGAAAGGAGGGATCAACGGTCTAAATTCGTGAGCAAGATCACTGTATCTCAAGTTACACATAGGTTCTAACATTTTAATTCCATCATAAGCATCATTACCTGCTTCAACCAACATCTTATCTCCCACCTTGTATAGTTCTTCTAAAGTTTTAATGTAGGCGTCAGGTGCCTCTATAGATGACCTTAATTTGATTCCAATTAATGTGTTCATCCGTGCTATCCAAGTGTCTTTCATCATCAAAGCGAATAGTCGATCTATCAGTACTCGGTGATCTTTAAATAATAGAACCTTACCGGTTATATAAGCTGGCCCAAGATGAGTTTGCAGTCGATATCCAACCGCTATACCATGTTTCCTCATTACCTTGAAATTAAGAATTCGTTTAAGATTGTTGATCTCGATCTCTGAGTTTGCATTCATTATTAGTATGATGTCGTGCATCATCAAAAATAACTCTGTCCATCGTAAAATATTAGGAGTTAACAAATTTTGTACTGTTGTGGGATCATTCAAATGTTCGCCGACCCATCCCTTGTAGAAGGTTTGAGGGATTATAAAGGTTTCTTGGTGACTGGATATTACATTGAGCAGAAATGCACTTGCACGAGTTGTATCGATATCTTTTGATAGGTTGACCCATCCCCACCACTTATGTAGATATGAAGTCGGTCTAATGTTTTCGAAATCCACTCCCAGCTTGTCAAAAAACTGGTCCCTTTTCTTCCAATCAGATTGGTTAAAGACCTTTGGATAATTTTTATTGCATCTATGATTAATGTAACCGTCCAGATCATCGGAAATAAGAGGAGAATTTAAGCTGTAATCATTTTGATTAAGACTGTCAAAGTGAAAGGTGTCATCGGGTTGTCCATCTTCTGCTTGATCAAAGGAATTCCTGTCTTCATCATATGTTTCTTCAGCAAGATCCCAATCCAGTAGATTGTCGTCTCTGTGATAAGAAGAGTAGTTCATGATTTCTCGTTATTTTTTTCATGTTATCCAAATACAGTTTCTCGAGCCATATTCATTGCATGTCCTTCTTCCAAAAATTGTGTTTTCTTTGATTTCAATCCGAATCTCCACCTTATACATAGTTTCACACACTTATAGGTCAAATTAGCTCCTAGTATAATTAATATAATAATAACTATACTTTCACCCAATTGTTTAAAGAAGTGAACCACCTTATTGTTGGCAACTGTAACCCAGTCTGAGATGGCATCGCCTGGATTAGTAGAATTGTCATGAATTAGCCTTTCATCAATGTCATCATGGATTATATCACTCATATTAAAATAGAACGGATGATGAATTTTGTCCAATGGAATGTAATCAAACATGTCCGGGTTCCAACTTGACTCTAACAATTGGTCTTCAGGGAATAAAATCACTCCATCTTTTTCAATTATACCATTGAATCCTTGGTATACTCCATTCTTCATAGGTAACCAAGAGCTCCAATTTACACAAACGGTATTCATGCTGGAATCTTTATATTGTCCGAGACAATTGCGTGTGAGAGAATTGGAACCGGGGTAAGTAGTGACAGCATAGTGGGCATGAGTTGACATCAATGTTTGATTAATTACTTGATAAACATGTCCAAACCCACTGTTATGAGGGCGAAGATACTGCAAATCGAACATGCTAATCAGTCGCTGTAATTTGATCTTGTCTAGTAATTGTAAACACAAGATTTCTCTCTGAAGGTCTTCTAATTTGAACTCCATAGAGTTATCAAAGTAATCAGGTTGGAGGACTCCGACTTCTGAATTGGTCGGACAGTTGTCTCTAATTCCAAGATTATCGTGATGCTCTTTAGAAGAATCAGGCAACCCAAACCACAGCCCTGAAGAAAGCAGTATCCCCTCAACTCCACAGTATCTGAGTTTACAAGCTTTTTCCAATGACATCGCAGGTGTTGCTGTTGTTTTAACCCATCTTTTCCCAGTTTCTCCTTGTTTGGAACTTAATACAGTTAGTTTTTCCGCAATCATATGTACACAAGGCTCTGTCTGGCCTTTCGGATCTTTAATCCACATGACGGATGAATGTGTTGTCTTGCAGAATCGTGATTTACAAGTTCCCCCTACTAGGTTGGAGTCCAATCCCATGTCTGTATATGGATCATAAGTTAAATCATGAACGGTAAGTATAATCTTTGTTTCAGATTCATCATTAACGGCATTCCAAAAACAAGCTTCAGGTGGGAAACTTCCCGACATCTCTCTTCCTTCATTGAAATGATGGATCGCTTCCTCACATTCAGCCTGTGTTGGTGTTTCCTCTTTCACTCGTCGGCTTACAACTTGTGATAAGTACCATCTGTATTCACATCTTGTGATCCATTGAGCTTTGTGGCATAAATATCCTTTTACTTCTCCTAAGGACAGATCTTTCAATCTATAAACTTGCTCTGTAGCAAGTTGATGAAAATCTACGGTCCAATCTAACCTGGGTTTCGGGCAGGTTAAGTTGTGGATCTCTACAGGTTTCCAATCTGAGTGAACGTTAATTGGAAGTAAGAGATTGCGATATTGTGACAATTTTGTAACGCATTGGACAGAAGCGACCAAGAGTGTGAAATGCACTAAGTTGGCATGCATGTTTGTTGTAGGATAGTATCTCGTTGTTTTTTTCATGTATTACTTGGTTCCTATAATTTGGCTGCCATCGTCAGCATATGTAACAACGATTGGTGTTTTGATCCCGAGATCATCGAATTTGGGAGGAGAGTTTCCATCTTTTAAAGGGTACTGGTATAGTACATGAGATGGTATTCCTGTTCTCTTAGACAGTGCAAGATTTGATTCATAACTAACACTACATGTAGACCCTCTATGTGTGGTCTCATAATATTGGGAGTGTTTTTTGTAATTGATTCTTTCCAAAAAAGGTCTCTGAATCTTGAAATCCACAACTTGATCTAATTGAGTTCTGTACAAGTGTATATATCTGCAGCTCCCATCCTTCTGTGCGTGTAATGCCATGCAAATAAATATCCATGTGTCGATGCCTACTTGCCAGTAGGGGCAGTTTTGTTCGTCTATCCAGACTTCGGCAATCTTGAGACAGTCTGTCAAATCTCGGAGTGGTTCCTTGGCTCTAATTTCTAATTTATTTTGTATTCTTAAAGTTTCCTCCACTCGATACGGTTGGACTACATTATCTATCTGAGGATTTGTATGTAGATCCCACTTGGTGCTTAGTCCATATATGGTGCTTTGAGAAGGGGCACTGGGAGTTTTGAGCTTAGTATGTTTTTTGAATCTCTGTAGCATTTTTTTCACGATTGTATGTCTCGTTATGATTTTGGTCTCATTTGTTATAATCAATGATTATTTATAGTTGGTTAGAAGGGTTAATGTGGTATAAAGGTTGGCCTTTTTGAGAATCGTTCTAATGGCATCATCCTCATTGGCAGCCGCACTATAGCAGTCTAAGATCATTAATTCTGTAATTCTGCCACTAGATAGTGTTATCTTGAGGTCCCCTCCTCTCCTTTTTTGGAAAGTTATACCTGTTCTGAATCGATCAATTAGTGATTCTGGCGAATTTTGAGGTAAGGTAGATATCGTTGGTTTAGAGTCCAGACTGACTTTACTGGCACTTGTTGCAACATCATTATCTGCTGAGACATACAGCTTAAGACTTCTATCATTTATTTCCATGAGATCAGGGTAAGTTTGAAAGCCCAGCTGCTCGACTAAGTTGTTGGTGATCTCTTTAATCACATCATCAAGCATTCTTTGGTTATGTATTCTGGAAATGTTAGGGATTATTAAAGTTATCGACCTTTTATCTTTTTTGCCCGCACGTTGTCTTTCATCCTCTTTCTTTAATGATTCTATCACATCTTCTGTAGAATTTGACTCTTTGCATACAATGTCTTCTGTTGACTTCGAATTTTGAGATGATGATTGCTTTTCTGTGTCTGTGTCAGAGTCTTCAGAAAAAATTTCATCAAGAGTTTCTATCACTGGATTATTGGCCCAACTAGAGTATGCCGATTGATCTGCTTCTTTAACCGATGAGCTGTTTTCCAATATTATTTCTTCAGCATCTTCTTCCAATCCACCTAGATTTGTATTGACTGCTGACCATGATAGTCTGGATGCAGCTGAGTGAATTTTTGACCTGTTGAATTCCATGATTTCTCGTTGTTTTTTTCATGTTCCTATTTTTGCATTTTGAGGAATTTCCCTATTGTTCCTTCCCTTGTATCCGTGATCGATGAGATTCTACTCTCTATCCATTTTTCTGCTTCAGGGGGAACCGAGAAGCCGTGGATGGATAGGTAACTGAACCATTCTTCTGGATGAGAAGAAATTGGGAGTTTTGTGATATCCAGTACTTCCGGCTGTGTAGAAGTAAATTCTATTGAGGGATCGTTACTATACTCTAATGTAAAGTTCGGTCGTGTGCCAAGCACATAAGCAACAATTTTCCCATTTGTGACACTATTTACCGTATCTACCTCGAGACCCATACGAGCATTCCTAGATCTTTTGGAGCCTAATATGGAGCCGACCACATGACAAAATAATGAAAAAGCAGGGTTAGCCTGTGAAGAATATGGTGACCGTTCACTTGTACCCATCTCCCTCATGTATGCAACATAAGAGTCGTCTTTGTCCAACTCTTCTCCCGGTTTTGACATTTGATCAAGTTCATCTGCCATCTTCGTGGAAAAGACCCACAGCATAAACTGCTCGATAGGAAGACCAGTCAATCTAGTTATATGATTGAGAGTGGTAAGAGCAGAACAATCCTTAAATCGAGAGGGAAGAGTTCCAAATCGGAAACAAGCATATCGAGAGGTCTTAAACTTATGGTAAAACATATCAATGGCGGCAATTGCAACGTTGAAAGGAGAATGTAATATAAGAGCTTGCATTTTGATCATGGCAGATGGTTGGGGACGTATAGATACATTATTAATATTCTTAGCATGCTCTTCTGCTCGATCAGATAAGGCATCCTTGTAAGATTGATTATTAGCCCGAGAGAATCGATATAGGAAACATATGTAAAATGCAATCCAATTAGCATCGTCTGTTGTTATGTTCTTGTTAACTTCATTATTTTCCAACAGCCCATCCTTCTCATGCACCTCTAAGATGGACCATGGGTTGATTTCTTCACCTAATCTCCCAATTGTCACACCGAAGCTCGTCCAATCAGAGGTAAGTTGATGTTGTTCTGAGCTCAAAAATCTATATAAAACAGCGGTTGCCAACTCACCATTTAAGTTACCAGTCTCCAACCCATACGCAGCATGCTGTAGCAAGTCTAAAGTGTCAACGTTCTTATAAGACACTGACAGCATAGGTTTTCTTCCTTTATTTTCACGGAACCATGTAGACGCATATTGAATTGCTGTAGTTTCTTGGGGAAGAATAGGTTGTATCTTCTCTTTGGTTGATAGCCGATAAACACTCTTTACACCGGTTTGCGACAT